GTTCGTGAATCGTCCGGTGATGCGGCTGGATTGCTTCAGCTCCTTCATGCCGGTCTGGATGTCGATGATATTGGCGTTGACGGCCGAGCTGATCGTATTCGCGTCGCGCTCGGCAATCTCGGCCTTCTCGGTGTCAGTCAGTTGCCACAAGGAGCGGAACTTGACCGAGAAGTCTTCGGGAAGTTTGATTTGCTCGCTGGCCGCCAGTACCTTGTAGATCACCTCCACACCCGTACCCAGTTCGGATTCCTGCTTTTGCTTGACGCCGTCGTAGTAGTTGCGCAGATCGGCATCGCCCGTGTTGAAGCCGGCAGGCGATTGGCCGAACAAGCGCACCAGTGGGATTTGGAGGGCACCAGATAGCTGTTGCCCGAACTGAACAAGCGCGTCCGACAATCCGGAGAATGCCGTATGGCTGGTTCCCTCGAATTCGTCCTCCTTGTCCATGAGCGTCAGCCCTTCAATGTTCTGGTATTGGCGCGTCAGATTCATCTGCGAGACCAGACCCTCCATGGCGGGACCGCCTGCAGCAATGATGCTGCGCAGGCCGTCTATCTTGTATGTGCGTATGTACGCCTTGTTCACCAGTTGCGCGGCACCCGTGGTCGCGCTGTCGAATGCCACCATACGATCGTATAGGCGCTCGAGGACTGATATTCCCCACATATTCTCTTGGAGCCGTTGCTGGTATGGCAGACGGATGCCCTCCAGTCGGATGCACCGGCTATGGTGGATCTTCATGGTCGGCAGGGCTGGGGCATCTGCGCGGATGTGGTAGAACTTGGGCAGGCCGAGTTCGGGGCCTAGATCGGTGATGAGGTTGTGCAGGCTGGGTTCGACCATCCACCGATCGAGCACCAACAATCCTTTGAACTGTCCCTTGCCTACGGTTTCCAGGCGCAGCGGCGTGCTGATATCCTGGCCATCGATCATGATCACGCCCAGACACCCGCCGTACAGGCGTGCCCATGCGACGGTGTCGCGCAGCCCTTGCCATATCTTGAGGCGCTTGGCACCCTTGTGTAGTTTCTGGATATCGTCCGGATCGATGGTGCCCTCGAACTCAATCCCTTCGCGGGTCATATCCTCCGCAAACACATCGATCGCCACACCACCGAGCCACGATCCACGGTGGATCCACTCGAGCAGTGTTCGGACTCGGGTGATCGGGTTAAATCCGTATGATGAGGAGGAGAGTGCGTTGTCGGCACCGATGCCGAGCTTCTGGGCGAAGTTGACGAAGCTGTCGTTTGTGAGCGACTTCTGTGCTGCGTCCCGGAGTTTCTTGTCTTCTGCGCGTGCCCTTGTTGCGGCGCCTTTGATGCTTTGTGCCATATCGTCCCTTTGAAATGGTTAAGGCACGGAGTGTCCCGTGCCGGTTTTATAACATTGCTACCCGTATCCTGCAAGCCTTTTTTGTCTGGGTGGAGGGCGCCTCCACTTGTTTCTCACGGTAACGCTAAACCGTGAGATTTATCTCTTACCCAGCTTGATCCACTGGGCGATCTTGTCCACACCGCCGAGCATATCCTTGATCGCGTCCATCATCGGGTCGATCTGGTCGTCATGCAGATGGCTATCGTTGCTGGTGAAGGCTTCACACTCCGTGATGAAGTCGCTTGTGTAAGCTGCGGCCTCGGGGATGTAGACGAGACCGGCCTCGAGGTAGCTCAACCCATCCAGAACCCGCGTGTATTTGTCCCTGTCGCGCTCGATCGCCTCGATGGGGATCCCTCCGGTTTCCTGGATGTCCTGGATGAGGCCGGTGCCGCTGGACTTGTCTTCCACCTTGAATTTGCGCAGTGGTCCTATGCCGTTGTCATGGTTTGTCAGTGCTACGTGCTTTTCCCAGAAGGCTATCGCGCGACGCTTTAGCTCGGGTGCCTCCCACCGTCCGCGCAACTGGTCCAGGAGGTAGATGCGTCCGTTGGACTTGCCCCATATCTGGATGACGCTGTAGTCATTGCTCTCCTTGGTCTTTTGGGCGGTATCCGCGTACATATACCTGTGCTCGATCACCGGCAGGACGTTGTATCGCTTGATCCACTCGCCATGAATGATCGTTCCGCCGCGCTTGTTTGGCTTTTGCTGGAGCTGGGCGGCCGTATGGTATGACCCGAGCGTGACCTCGATTTTCTTGACCGTGCTTTCATTCAGCCGGTCTGGGAACAGGAGTTCGCCCTCGGTTGTGCGCGGATCCTTGTACCCGATGCAGGTTTGCTTGACGCTGGCCGCCTCGTAGCGCATGGGCAGGATGAGGTGCTCCCAGCCGACTTCGGACTCTTCGGCCAGCACGTAGCCGGTCAGGTCTTGTTCGTTCAGGCGCTGGTGCACGATGATGATCGCATCGTTCTGTGCATCGTTCAGGCGGGTGGATGCGGTACCGCGCCAATACTCGATCGCGGTTTGCCGGGCGATCAGGCTGTCTGCGTCCTTGGCCGAGATTGGATCGTCGATGATGATCCGGTTTCCGCCGAATCCGGTTGCCGCACCGTCCGTGGAGGATATGGTCCTTGACCCGCCCTTATCGTTATCGTATCGGGATTTGACGTTCTGATCGGTGGTCATCTTGAACAGGTGCCCGTAATGGTGCCGGTACAGATCGGATTCGATAATCCGCCTGGACGCGACCGCGTCGCGGATGGCCACGTCTTTCGCGTATGAAGCGGTCAGGTATTGCAGGTTTGGGCGCTGCAGCCATTCCCACGCTGGAAAGGCCTGACTTACGATCGTGGACTTGAGCAGCCGAAACGGCATGTTGATGATCAGGCGCTTGATCTGCCCGCTGGCAACCGCCTCCAGATGTTCACATATCGCCTCGATGTGCCAGTTGTCTTGGTAGGGTACTGCCCCGTTCACTGCCGGCCATGCGACGTACTGCAAAAACGAGTGGAGGTTCTTTTTTGCTAGGATCGCCGCGATTCTGTCATCACTTGCCATCGCCGCGCATTTTCCGCTTCAAGGCCAACAGGTCTTTCAGCTCTTTCGCGGATAGTCGCTCGAGGGCTTCGTCTTCGTCCCTGTCGTGGTTGGCTACCGGATACAGCGGATTGCCGTTCGGTCCGGTCAGTTCCGACTTGGTGATCGCCACACCCGAGTGTCGACCTCGGGCGATTTCGGCACTGATCGCCGCCGAGAACTGCTTTTGTGCCGTTGCGGCATTGCGGAGAGTTTTTAGGTCTTTCAGGTGCTCGGTGAGGGTTATTTCCATGGCCGCGATCACCGGCTTGCGTAGTTCTGCGACCCTTGCCAAGACCTTGCCGTTATTGGCGACGTCGAATGCCTTGCGGTTTATGTAGTCGCTTTTGGCATCGGGTCGGGCTTTGTATGCTTTCCGGTATGCGTCAGACGCGTTCATGCCGCTCGCGTAGGCGATGGCGAATGCCTCTTGCTTGCTGGTTAGTGGGTACTTACGTTGCTTGGTCATTTTTGATCTGCTAGTAGTTGGAGGTGCAGCTTACGTTCATGTCTTTGGCACAGGATTTTGGCATAAGAACCAGTGTACCCGAGTTCCTTGCCTATTTCATCGTATGTGCAGCCGTTGATTCTGAGTGAATAGGCTTTTGCGCGTAGCTGTTCTGCTTTTTCGAAGTATTCTTCTTTGGTCTGTGTTGATTTGCCTCTTGGTGGCTTTGGATCTGGTTTGGCAGGTTGTTTCTTATTCAGGATGACAAGCGCATCCTGCAGCTCTTGCTTAAGCTGCAGGTATTGATGGCTGTGGAGATATACGCGGGCGCTGGTGAGCTTGTGTTCGATCTGGTGTATGTCTTCGTTTGGTATTTCGATCATGGTTACTCCCCGTAGAAGTACAGCCAGTCGTCTTGGTGCAGTTTGAGCCGTTCGCGCTGGGTGTCGAGGGTTTGATGCCAGCCACTATACTCTTGGCTTTTCTTTTGGTGTTCCTGGATTTTGTTGTGGCATTCGGTCAGGCGGCGCTGGAGGTCTGGTTTGATCGATATTTGGGGGGTGATCAGGGCGGTATTGGCGTAGTTGGCTCCCATGGCGCTTTCGCTGATATCGATGCCGGTTGCGCGGATCTCGGCCATGACTTCGTCTTTCATGCCGCGCCATGTTTGTTCGCGTAGCTGGTGGTATGACATTTTGTTCAGGGCTGCTTGTGCCAGTTCCTTGCTCAGTACCTCGAATTCCCATTTATCTCTTAGCATTTTACTTCTCCTTTGGTGGTTTACTTGGTTTTCCCGTACTTCGGGATTCTGAGGAACACTGCCGGTTGATCGGCGAGGTTCCGTGTTACATCCTCTTGGCTATTTGGTTGCCCGCGCGCCTTGAGTATTTGTGCGCCCAGTCCGGATTGGATCGCTTCATCGAATGCCTGGCGATCGGTGACGAAGCACCGGGTAAGCTGGTTGTCTGGGCGGGCAAGGTCGGTACAGCACACTTGGCATCCGGTTTCGGCCTTGGATTCGAACTTGAGTCC